CTAATCTATCTGTTACAATATACTTACCTTCTTGTAAGAAATCAAACCCAACAGACTCGTTTATATCGTCTAATTTGATTAAGTCTTTTTCTGAAAGATGTTTATATAAATCTCTTTCTAACTCAATCATGTTTAAATCTTTTCCTTCTTTCAATAACAAACCTAGAGCAGCAGCATATGTGCCTAGTTTAGTTTTACCACCTGGTACAACATTGATAAGTCTTTTTAAATTAAAAACAAATCTATGTAACAAAGTGTATGCTTCTTTTTCTTTAGCATTCTTTAACGTCTTTGCTTTTCTCAATACTTTACCATTATTATCAATTATACCTAATGCATAAGCAGGTTGCTTTTCAAAAGGTGTAACTAACATCTTAATTACCCTATACGTTATTAATAAATCTATTGCTCTTCCCATTATAATTTCTCCAGACTTGACAACAAAGTTTTGTTTATATTCACTTTTGGCAATTCATCTTCTTTAACTATGTTTAAGTATTGTAAGAAAGTCTTTAGTACAGACCAATATTCTCTTTCAATCTTAAACAATAACAAAGTCGCAGCTGCCTCATTACCAAATACATTTGTTAAAACAATTATATGATTTAAAACTAATCTAGTTTTCAATTCACCTGTTGTCTTATACTTTCTAAACAAACGTTTTAGATACTTAAATCTTTTAACGTCTTCGTAAAACTCTTGTTCGCTATCTAAATTAGGAACATTGTAGTTTTTGATTGCATAGAACAACCAGTTTTTCTTCGTTATCTTATCAAACATTAACCAAGCTCTGCATAAACTTTAACAGCGCCGTTCTCTAATGTTTCGTATCTACCTTTTAGTTTTAACTCTTTACCAACTTTATGTGTTATACCATCATCATTTATATCACTACCGTCAGTATCTTTACCGAAACGACCACCATTAAAACTTAATCCGCTTTCAAAAGTTCCCTTTTTATCATTAATTGTTATTGAGTCTTTCAACTGAACACCTATTGTTTTTAATCTAGTTTCTAATTGAGATAGAGCAGCCTCAGGCTGTATATACTCTTTATCAGCAATAGATCCAACAAAAGCATTCACTCTTTGTAAGATTGAAGGCTCATGTATATTGTGAGCACCCATTGATCCATCTTCTACTGAAGATTGATGTGGTGTCCCAACGCCATAAGTTCCGCCTTCTACTATGTGTTGTTTAAACGTTTTCATTTGTTTCCTCTTTATCCTCTTTATTAGGATTCTTTGTTAAAATTTCAGATATTACTTCATCTTTAACTTCTTCTTTTTTAGGTGCAGGACTTTTCTTTACGTAAGGAACGCCACCAGCACCATATCTAATTACTTCATCAGTCATTTTTATCTCCTTTTTTTACTTCGTCTTTTAATTTCTTAAAAGTTTTGCCTGCCAACAGGTCTTCTTCAGCGTCATGTACTTCCGCTTCTTTTATTTTATCAAACTGACCTTCGTTTGGCGTATTGTCAGCAAGTTTATCTATAAAGCTATCCCTATCTTCTTTCATTTATCGCCTTCTTTGGCCGCTTGTTCTTCTTTTAGTAATCTAACTTGTTCTTTTTCTTTAATTTCTAAACTAGCTGCACTAGGTTCAATTCCTTCTTCATTCTCAACTTCTCTTCCTTTACCATCACCATGAATCATATCTTTTCTTATTAGTTTATCCATTTGTTGTAATGCACCATGTACAGCATTCAAGTTATTTCTCATTTTTTGTGTTTCAGCCTCAACAGTTTTAATTTTCACATTTAACTGGTCAAAAGTAAATTGTAACGCAGCTTTTTCTTCTTCTAATTGTTTTATACTAATTCCCATAATATTTCCTTATAATATATTATGCAATAACTGGAGCACCGTGCGAAGCGATGATATTCCATTTTGCATTTTTGAATAATAATGTAACTGTTTCGCCTTCAGCATTTAACGTAATTGTAGAACCACCTCTAAAGTTAGTTGGTGTAATTACAACGTTGTTTGTACCTGAAGTTGAAACGTTTATAAAAGTCTTAACTTGTCCATCAGAACCATCTGCTAGTGATATTGCACCAGTTGATGATGTTGCATTTACTTCAGTTATTGCTGAAGTTACATTTGCAACCTGTGATGAAGCGTCAGCAGTAATTGCTTGTGAAGCTTGTGCTAAACCTAACCAAGATGGTATATTGTTAAACACATTTTCTGCTGATATTTTTTTATTGATTGGTGTCCCTGCTGGGTCATCCACTACGTGAAACAAGTCAGCTGTTGCTAACGAGTCACCTAAATCGGTCAATGCCGTTATTTTTTTGTCTGCCATTTTTTTCTCCTGTTAACCCTTTCGGGAATGCTACTCTAGGTATTTGCCTAGATCAATTTGTTCATATAGTATATATAAGGGCACTTTTAGCACCCTTATACATTTAAAATTATTAACTTGTTACAGTTTTAGCTACTGCGATACCACTACCATAAGTTAGTGTTGCATTAACAGCATTACCTGCTGCCGCTGCCGCTGTATCTCTAATAGTACCACCGTTAAGTGCTAAAGTTGATACAGTCATTACGTCTGTGTTACCAATACCACCAGATGTTTTTCTAAATCTTAACTGGTTAGCAGTAGAGTCACCTGATATGTAAGCAAGTGTTAAGTTACCATATCCACCACCTGATTGGTTACCGTTAGTAACTGTCAATTGTGGCGAACCTGTTACTGTAACTGCTTCGTCAAATGTAATCTCTACATCAATTTGTGCGTTAGCGTCATTCGCTGTAAAGTCAGTATTCGCTGTAGTACCAACTACGAATCTTGTTCTCGTAATAGTTGGTGTTCTCAATCCTGTTGTTGCTGAAGTACCTGCAAGACCACCAATTGCAACCAAAACTTCTGGTTGAGCACTTGTGTTGTCATTACCTGAACCTTTAGTTCCAGCAGCTCTTACCCAACCTTGATTAGTTGCGTAAATGTCGCCTCTATTGTCAGGTGCGTTTTCATCAACAGGTGCAAATTTTGGCTTATTACTAGCACTAGCGTGTGCTTTTCCCCATGAGCTCATATTTGTTTCTCCCTATTCTTTTAAATAATTAATTAATTATTGTTATATAACTAGTACTATTTATAAGATTAGAAGCCTAACTTTTTGAGTTGGGCGATAGTTTTTGATGTGTTTGTGTGATGTATGCCAGTACCACCAGCATTGATAAACTCTTTTATATTCTTTTCGTAATCGTCAATAAGAATAGACGGATTACCTTTTCTAGCAAAGAGTTTCTTTTCTTTTCTTCTAACTAGATTTATCCTTGATCTGTTAGATAGACCTGTATTTCTACTTAACCATTTAGACTTACCAGGTATACAGTTAGGGTCATAAGACTCTTCTACGTATGCTGATAATATATGAGGATCAAATTTTGATATGTAAGACCACAGTTGTCTGCCACCAGGCATCCAAGGTAGTGTTGACCAAAAGTCTTTTTTCTTTTTGATATGCGACCACTTCTCTCTACTTGACGGTATATTCATCCATTTATTGATTGACATACCTGTAGTTTTCTGAGCGCCTGTTTTAAAGTCTGCCAGTACGCCATCCATGTCGCAATATATGATAGGTTTACTCATAGTGTTTCCTTATACTATTATACTATCATATAATAGTGTTTTTGTCAATTGACAAATTGTCGCAACTAGATAGGTCTTGCCGATGGTTCAAGGTCTATTGAACCAGCAGTTTTGCCAGTAGCAGTTTTACCTTTATCACCTAGTTTGACAATCTTTGTTTCTGCTCTTAAAGATTTAAAATCCTTCTTTTGATCTGTCTTCTTCATAGCAGCGTCTTTTTTATGTTGGTTAATTTTCTCACCATGATCGTCTTGTGTTACAGCTTCTGAAAATGTTTGTCTATATTTTGTCATTATATTCCTTACATTACTCCATCAATTACCATGTCATCAAGTCCCTCGTCTTTAACAAATTTTTGTAAATCACTAGGACCCTTACCGTTAGATGTGTTAAACATAGGTTGACTATTATATTTTCTAAATACATTTTTAAATATATTTTTATCATAGTTAGTTGGCAGTTCTCCATCTGGATCTTTAGCACCAGTCTTTTTAACTAGTTGTAATTCTAAACCATTAAAAACAAAAAGAGCATTTCTATCTCTATTAACTTGTTTATTTCTATAATCTAAAATTGCCTTCTCAGCATTTCTTGCTGCTTCTGATGGATTATTAGCAATGACAGTTATACCTTCTTCGTCATCACCTCCGACCATATCTAAATCATCAAGTGCTTTATCAGTATTACCATCTTTTTTAGTTTGCCTCATAGCCTTCATAAGATCATTACCTTTAAAAAAACTAGCGTCTTTCATAGTAATAATATATTGAGTACCTTTAGTTTCTGCAATATAACCTTCAGTTACAACTTTATTTGCAAGGTCTTCTAGTGATCCTTGTTTACTTTCAAAGTATTTCTTATCTACTGATAATTTTACGTCTGTTATTGGTTTTGAAATAGAAGCTTGTTCAGAAGCAATTGTATTAATCTTATCCTCTAAGCTATCTTTTCTTGTATCAAAATATTTTTTGTTCATTATTTTTTGCTCCTTTTTTTAAGTATATCTTCTATAAGAGATTTTGCTGGGTGTATTTGTTCTACTGCCATCAAACGGTTCGGCAGCTTAGGTTCGTTTTGAGCTGCCAATGCTCTTTTCTGTTTATCCATCCTTAACTTATCTTTCAAATCGCCAAGTTTCAATTTCATATGATTCATATCTGCTTTATGAATTGCAAGTTTAGTTTTATCACTAGGGTCTATATCTCTTGCCCTATCTTCTTTATCCTTTATACTTGTTGTCAAATCTGCTATTCTCTTTTGTGTTCCTGTGGCTTTCGCTTGTGCCATATTAGAAGCGTCTTCTTTAACTTCTACTAATTTTGATATATGAGGTATGTTTGCTTGTTTGATTGCTAATTGAGTAGGTATATCCATGTTCTTAATATGGGCTTTAACTGCAGGTGTAACATCACTTGCCTTTTTATTCTGCCAAGTTTTCTTAATGTTTTGTATCTGCGTTGAGTTCAACTTACTCTTTAGATAATCACCTACATCTTCAGTTGTCATAATTGCCTTACCGCCTTTTGCAATAACAGATTTAACAAACTTGTCAGCTTCTTCTTTATCGTCATAAAAAGCATTAGCAATTTTACCACCTTTTGAGTATGAAAATTTAACTGAATATGTTTCGTTTATATCTTCGTTAGTTTTTTTTAAAATCCAAGTTACAACTGGATGTTTTGATAAACCTTTTGCAAGTTTTTCAATTGCCTTTACAGCACCATCATAGTTACCTTGTTTGTATCTAGGATCGTTTGCAATGTCATATGCCTGTTTAATTTGTTGAGAAGTAAACTCTACTATAGCTTCTTCTTTCTGCATTCCTTTTATATCAGGACTGTTGTCAGATTTAAACTTGATGTTACCTCTTAATGTATCTTGTGTAACAGACACTTCGGAATTACCTTTTGATTTTAATTCTTTTGCTTTCTTTTCAGCAGAATCTTTTGTTTTAAAAGGTGAAGCATATCTCTTACCATCTTTACCTCTCCATCTTGCTACGTAAACAAGTGTAAACTCCATTAAATCTTCTTGTTGCCATGTTGCTCTATATTTACTCATTTTTATTTACCTTTAGTCTGCTTCCACTCGTAGCAGTTCCAATATCTTTCTTTTGTTTTAGTACCTGGATTATCACAATCCTGTCTTGCGCCAAAATCTTCGTCCATTGTACCTGGACCAAATGGTATTTTCTTTACCATATCACCGTCTTTTACATATACCTCATATTTGTTATTTTCTTTTTTAATTGGGTCATTTAATTTTACTTTTTGACCTTGGTATTCTGCCTCGGTAATTGTTGATGGTAAGATACCCCACTCATTTACTTCTTCAGCAAATTCTTTAAAGGATAACTTAAAGCCTTCAGAAACGCCTAATTCTTTTTGCATATCTGCTTTAGATTTGCCATATTTTCTTTTAAATGTTTCTGGATCCAACCCGCCTTTTTCCTTACTCATAAGGTCTATAGCGATGTCTTTCATTCTTCCTTCTTGCATATTACTATTTGTGTCAATCACTTTATTGAACATTTTATTATATGTTTCTTCAATTTTAGATTGCCATTCTTCTCCGTATCTTTCCTTATATTTATGTATAGTTTCTTCTTTAGTTGCCCATTCCTCAATGTCTTTGAGTTCTACCTTCTTGCTCATATCTATTTCTTTCTTTGCGTTTATGTTTATGAGGTTATTACTAGGTTTACTAGGAGTGTAAGATGTGCCTTGAAATTTAGGACTATAAAACTTCTCACCAGGTGTTATACTTGAAGTGTATTTTGCATAGTCATGGCCTAT